GCCCCCTAAATGCAAGTTTTGTTTTGTAATTAAATTTATTCTTTTATGCAGGTATCGACCGTGTTAAACCAGCGGTTACAGACCTGAGAAGGTCGTTAAATATATCTAACCAAATTTCTTTGTAAAAGAGATGGAAAGAAAATATTATAAAAATAAATTTCATCCAATGTATATTGTTCATGTCGGTCTGTAGCCGACACTATTTGTTATATGTTATTACGAAGCATTTCTTTATGAAGAAATGTACTACTCACATGCACCTAATGAGAGTTAAAGCTATAATTAATAGCGGATCAGCAACCGCCAATTGCAGATTGTCTATTCTAGGCAGAACTCATAGAATTATGAGCCTATATTTAGGAATAATCCGTTACTTGGGTACTACGAAAAGTATCAAACGCTAAGCTTGGCTATCTTTACGCGACAGCTACACGTAGCAGAAGCACGATCGAGAGAGACGATCACAGGGTGTTCTTTATACTCTAATCAGATAGATTAATTGTGAACTTATTCCCTACGCGACCTTGTAATGAGGAAGGGACTTCTCTGGCTTGGAAACCAGAGAGTACGAGCACGGTATGGAGCAGTGTTAATTTAGATCTATTATGTTCTGTGCAGAGTTTAGAACCAGATGGTGTATGATTACCAGAGGTATTCAAGCGACCTTTAGGCATCACCATTTCCTCCCGATTACCAATTCCGAAGGCTTGAGGAAGGTATTTCGGGTTAAGTATTAGCTCTTTATGAGTTAGTTTGAAGACCTGGCGCTGGGGCTTTATGGGTTAATAGCCCCCCCAGCATCAATACAGCAATGAAGTTACTAACAGCGTGAATTTTTCCAGATTTGGCACCCCAGGTGCTACCCGTTATTTGAATGTTACTAAAAATTCCAAGAAAACAGTGAAGAAGCAACCAACTTTTTCACAAGTTGAACAACCCCCCTTTGGCCTTGTTTTATTTTGGTTATTAGGTTTGGCTGTTCATTATTTGGGATTAATTGATATCAGCATGATGTGGATTCGTACTTTTGCAAAGTACTTTTTCTTTAGTTGTGTTTTTATTGATTGCACTTTTTATATTCGCTCTTTGTTCAGACGAGCTACACGTCCTGTTTTGCAACCTCAGATGGGTTTTGCGAAAGTAGACCCTTATCTTAAGCAAGTGATTCAGGTTCTGTGTTTGTATGAAAGTCTAAAAGATTGTAGGTCGAAACGTGGCATGATAGCTGCAATAACTCAGTATTTGCAGGCCCAAACCAATGAATCTTTATTTCTTTTCTTTTACAGATTGGTGATGAGAGTTGAGTACATATCAGACTGGACAGGTGATGATGGACAAGCCCAAATTGAAGCAATGCTTGAAGAAGCATTTGGACCAGATGCTCTACGAGACGATGATGACGATCTAGTCATTCTAGAAACGCAGAGCGATGCCGGTGGAGGTGTCGCGTGGCACCAGGCCATGGATTCTGCTTTCACCAATTGGAAACAGTTTCGGACGTCAACTATTGCTAGACGATTTACACATCTTATTAATGTAATCGTTTCTTCTGGCATGTGTGCATCAGCGGACCTTACCTTTAAAGTGGGCAATGTTTCGCTGTTTTCACCAATTGTCACAAAGAAGCAATTAGCTGCGGGTGATGTTTTTGAGGCATTTTATGAAGCAGTTTCCGGCTTCATGAAGGGCGGATGGCGAGTATTTCAGACAGGAGAAGTTTCAGCTTTCTTTATGGAAGATGATAAAATCTCTGAATTTGATCGTATGTATAATGATATCAGATCCTGGCACGGTTATGCTTTGGCTGGGAATCTGCGTGAATATACGGAGATTGATGATAATGAATACGACGCTCGCCTCAGAGCTGCAATTGAGTATGGTGATAATCTTTTGAAATTTGTTAGCCGTTCACAGACTTTCGAGAGGAAATATGTGTCTGACCGTATGGATAGATTAAGAGATAATCAAACTGAATTTACCCAATTGCGTACTAGGGGCGGTTTACGAATCGCCCCGTTCGCTGTCTGTTTGTTTGGACAGTCTGGATGTGGTAAATCCAGTCTTACAAATTTGACAGTGAATGCCGGATTAAAATTTAATGAGTTAAGTGCTGACGAAGATAGAATTGCAACTTGGGCAGATAATGACAAGTATGCTTCTTCTGTTCGATCGCACATTAATGCCATTATATTTGATGACTTTGCCAACACTAAGGAAGAATTTATGGATTTTTCCCCAGCTTATCGTTTAATTCAAGTTATTAACAATATCAAATATTTGGCTCCAATGGCTGATGTCTTCTTGAAAGGAAAAGTTTCATTGAACCCTTATTTTTGTATTGTTTCTACCAATATTGAACATCTTAATGCTGCGAAGTACTCCAATGAACCAGAGTCTGTTCTTAGACGCATGTATCATGTTAAAGTCGAGCCAAAGCCTGAATGTTGCGAGAGAGGAATCTTAAGTAAAAAGAAAATTGAGGCTTTGTATGGAACAGTTTCCGATCCTGATGCATGGTATTTAACTGTACGTTCTTATACCGCAATGAATAAGAGACATGTTGATCTTGCAGCTATGACCCCTGTTGTATTTGAAGGGAAGAAACTTGAGAGGATTTCTGTTAAAGAGTATTTAAAATGGGTACAATTGGCCTCCAAAGAACATTTTACCGAGGAAGGTCAGTACTTAGCAAATCAGAAAACAGTTCCTACAAGATGCGATAAATGTAAGTTCTTTTATTGTGATTGTGTCTCAGCGTTGGAACAGGTTTTAAATCCAAATCCTCCTAGTTGTAAACCTTGTGATGAAAGAGTTATTCCAGATTCTTTGAACGGGAAAGTTCCGGATGTTGAGCAGTCTTCTCTCATCGGTGACGAGTGCCCTTGTTGTGGTGAGAAGTTTTGTGATTGCGATTATCATAACGACCAACATGGAAACCACGATTGGTGTTCTCGTTGTAAGACGTGGGACCCTGAAAGTACTCCTACTTTACAACCTCATGCAGGTGAATGGGAATACTATTCTGGTAGAACTCGAGGATATTTTCATCGGCGTGCAGAAGCATTGCAAAGACATTATGCGCATGCTGTGACGACTTCCATCTTAGCCGCAAATGCCATTTGTCTATGGTGGGAACGTGTTGATTTTATGCCAGAGAGCTGGATTTGTCATCCCAAAGTTTTGAAATTTGGTTTGATATTCTGGAGAGAGGATATTAAACGTTCACTTATTACTGGGAACAGTTTTATCTTTGTTATGACACTGGTCCTATGTTATGGTGTTCCACGAGTTTCCGTTGTATGGAATGGGATTGGACTGTTTTTAGCCTACTGGTATACATGTGCCACCATTCAAACATATAGACTTATGATCCGCGATAGGATTTTGGAATTGAAAGATGTCGTCCAAACCTTTACCCAGCAATGGCAGTTTAAATACGCCATTATAGGTCTTGGGGCTGTCGCTATGGTGCTTTCGGCCATGCGATATCGCTATCAGAAGTTGGAAACGCAGACTGGTTTGGAGCCAGAATCCATAGAGGAGGTTCAAGAACGCAATGACCGTGTTAATCCTTGGTTAGTTTCTGAATGTGTTCCTCTTCCTATGTCGGAACCTGCGAAAACTACAACAGCCGACAATTTGGCCTCTTTAATGAGGACAAATTTGGTCGGAATTGTATCTGACAAAAACAAGACATCTTTGGGATTCTACATTACTTCCAATTTCTTGCTTGTTCCTACCCATTTTCTGAATGAACATGGAGACAGAGATGTCTCCATTCGTTGTTATAAGAATGGAGCAAATAAGGTTGGAAGTTTCTTCCGAGATAGAATTTCGAGAGCTTTTCGTGTGGACATTCCCACAACCGATTTTTCACTTTGTTTTATCACTAGTGGAGGTTCAATGAAGGACTTTCGAAAATTCTTACCTGAAGGCAATATCCTAAAAAGAACGTCGGCGAAATTGGTGACACGAGAAATTATGGACACTACATTGCGAGCAATTCCTATGTTGTTCAAGGGTAGTAGTCGAGTCGCGCATACAGAGAAGATATTTATGGGAAGTTATTATGACTTGCCTATTGAGACTCAAGCTGGTATGTGTATGTCGCCTGTTATTTCCAACTCCAAAGGATCAATGATTCTCGGATTCCATTTAGGTGGTCGCGGAAAACTTGGTGGATGTGGTACTTTGACACGTGGTCAATTAGATTATGCCATTTCAGAATTAGCACAGGTGGATGGAGTAATTCTTTCTGCTTCTAGTGGTGATCTTGACCCCCACATGGGTGATTTCCCAACGGAAACGTTTGGACGACCCATTTTTGAGGGCGCTGAAATTCACCCTAAAAGTGCTGTGAATTTCCTGACTGAAGGGGCTTATATTGATGTGTACGGAAGGACGAGTGGAAAAGCCACACCCCATAGCAATGTTACACCTACCATGATTTCTGAGGCTGTTGAGGAAGTCTTTGGAGTTCCTCAGAAATGGGGACCTCCAAAGATGAAGGGAAAAGGAAAGTTTCCTTATCAGGCTACACTAGTCCATGCTGCTGTGCCTAGTCTACCAATTGGAAGTGTTTTGGCTAAAGCTGTTCGATCCATTAAGGATTTATCTACCGGATTGAAACAGCGTATACCAGAACTTTTCGAGGTGGGCCCATTGTCGCGAGTCGCCACAGTTAGTGGTTTAGCTGGAGTGAAGTTTATTGATCCAATGAATTTTTCAACGTCACCTGGTTTTCCGTTTTCCGGGTCAAAGCATCCATTCCTTGTGGATTTAGATCCTGATGATTATCCGGAAGTTGGCAAACCTCGCACTTTTATTCCTGAAATATGGGATGAATTCGACAAGATTATTGCTATACTTCGTAGTGGAAAACGCTGCTACATGATATGGAAATCGTGTTTAAAGGATGAGGCAACTAAATTGACGAAGGACAAGGTGAGAGTATTTCAAAGCGCCCCATTAGTTCTACAATTGTTAATTAGGATGTATTTTCTTCCCATTGTAAGAATCATTCAAATGAATCCAATTCTCTTTGAATGTGCTGTAGGTGTTAATGCTGAAGGCACTGAATGGGAGGAGCTTTGGGAAGCCGCTATGAAGAAAGGCAGAGATCGTGTTTTGGCTGGAGACTATAGTAAGTATGACGTACGTATGCCCGCTCAAGTCACAATTGCTGCTTTTGATATTTTGATAGATATTGCAGAAAAATGTGATGGTTACACTCCTGAAGACATTCATTTAATGAAGATGGTTGTGCATGAGGTTGTGTATCCGGTGATGGCCTACAATGGTGATTTGATACAGTTGTTTGGCACTAATCCCTCAGGACAAAACCTTACAGTTATTATCAATTCTATAGTCAATTCCTTGTTGTTGAGGTGTTGTTTCTTCACAATTTATCCCAATGAGGATTTTAAAGAAAATTGTGCATTTTTGACGTATGGAGACGACGTTATTGGAACTGTTGCAGAAGTATGTTCGGAATTTACCCATATTACATATGCTGAGTGGTTGGCTGAACATGATATGAAGTTTACAATGCCTGATAAGGAGTCAACGCCGACACATTACATGACTGAAGATGATGTGGACTTCTTGAAACGTAAATGCGTATTTAATGAGGATCTTGGACAGAAGGTTGGACTTCTTTCAGAAGATTCTATTTTTAAACGCCTTCATTGTCATTTGCTTTCAAAGGAACTTACTTTACCAGAACATAGTGCTCAGAATATAGAAAGTTCTTTGCATGATTGGTTCTACTATGGTCGTGACATATTCGAAGATCGAAGGAGTAAGCTTTTACAAGTCGCGCAGAAGTGTGAAATCGAACACTTGTGCCCTGCCCTCAATGTTTCTTATGATAAGAGAGTTAATCATTGGAGACACAAGTACCTCGGTGAGGAACTTGATGAGGACGAAGAATTCGTAAGCTTGGAGTAGAGCTTATCTACTCACCCAGTTCTCAATCTGGGCCCTACGGGAAAGCAAAATTGGTGTGTATATATGGATACCAGTGTGTGTACATGTTTGTGTAGTTTTATGTATATATATTAGGCTTTGTACATATCGACATTCCCCTCGTGGAATACCCCTTTTCAGGGGAGAAGTTAGTCACTTCAATGTAAATTACTCCACTCATAGCACTGAGCAATGCTTTGAGATTGTAAATATCGCTTACTGACAATAAAAATGTAAATATAAATGTAAATAAAATCGTAAATGTTAAAACGGGATCAGAAATGTATCCCACTATCCTTGAAGTTTTGTGTAATTTGAGAACGTATAAGATAAATCCGAATCGTTTCGACAAATTGTGGCACAAGTACAGGCGGGAATTAGGAACGCATGTTTCGTGTTTAGACGGAATTGAAATTCCACCCAAAAGTACTGTTTCCATTGATGGCGAGACGCAGACTGTCTTAGATACACAAAGCGGAACCACTGCAGACAACAACATCTTTAAAGTTGGCTCTAACACCACTTATGAGAACGTACAATTTACGGACCAACATGACCCGTATATGTATAATGTTGATTCTGCAATGGATCCAACTCGTTCGATGCAAGATGCGAACGATGCTTCACTAGCAAATTTCTTTTCGCGACCAATTAAAATCGCGGAACAAGAATGGACTACCACTACCAATTTGAACTTTGATATTAACCCTTGGAGTTTGTACTTCGATAACCCTAGGGTTTCTAATCGTTTGACTAATTTTAGTTTACTCAAAGCAAGTTTAAAAATTAAAGTAGTTATAAATGGTAATGGTTTTCAATATGGTCGAATGCTGGTGAATTACTTACCCTTCGATGTGTATGATACTTTGTCGACAAATGCTGCACTGATCCGTGAGGATCTGGTGCAAGCAAGTCAGCAGCCGCACATTTTCCTGAATCCTACTACTTCCACAGGTGGCGAGTTATCTCTACCTATGTTCAACTACCAGAATTATTTTGAGGTGATTAAATCGCAGTGGAGTGAAATGGGAACTTTATACTTTAGAACTTTGAACCCTCTTAAACACGCCAACGGTGCCACTGATGTGGTTACTATAACAGTGTTTGCTTGGGCTGAAGATGTTTCTATGAGTGTATTGACATCCGTGGATCAGGATACTTTAGTACCTCAATCTGGTGAAATTGAGGAGGCTAATTCGAAAGGTACTGTGAGTGGCCCTGCCACTTCAATAGCGAAATATGCTGCTTATTTGAAAGGCGTTCCATACATCGGTCCGTTTGCGACAGCAACGGAGATCGGTGCGGGAGCGGTTGCTTCAATGGCAAAAATATTTGGTTATTGTCGACCACCTATCACCAAGGCACCGGAACCCTATAGACCAACACAAGTAAGTTCTTTGGCTTTAACCAACGTTCCAGACAACGCACAAAAGTTGACTGTTGACGATAAGCAAGAACTGACCATTGATCCTAGGATTTCAGGCATCGGCCCAGCAGACCCCTTAAATATTCGTGAGATTGCTAAGAGAGAAACTTATCTTACCACTTTTAATTGGAATATTGGGACTGCTCCCGACACTTTGTTGTGGAATGCTCGCCTTGATCCCTGTACTTGGGCTCAAAACACTGGACCTCCAGTTTCGTTTCATTTTCCAGCTTGTTGTATGGCAGCTTTGCCATTTCAATATTGGAAAGGATCAATGAAATTTAGGTTTCAGATTGTTTGTTCAAGTTTTCATAAGGGACGTATTAAGGTTGTGTATGACCCCAACTTTATTGCAGACAATAATTATTTAGGATTCTCTGAATACAATACCAATTATCTTAAAATTGTAGATATTGCTGAAGAGCAAGATTTTACTATCGAGATTGGTAATGGACAAGCGAGGAGTTTTCTAGATCACCATTTACCGGGACAGGATAGTGTCACAGAATTATATGGTACCAATAGATTCACTTCTAAAGGTAAAGGAAATGGTGTCATTGGTGTATTTATCGTGAATGAACTTACTACCCCAAATAGTACAGTGACAAACGATATTGAAATCAATGTATTTGTCTCAATGGGTGACGATTTCGAGGTTGCAGCTCCAGATGATTATTTTCAACGCTTTGTGTTGAAACCAATACCAGATCTTCCTGGTGATCTAAAGGAGAAAGAAAAAGAAGTAGTCCTCGAAACTCAGGCTGGTGAAATTGTGCCAGAGAGTCAGAACACAGATGAATTGGATGCTCCCCAGCAGTCACAGACCACTATCATTGGTTTGCCACCTGCTGAGGATCCCAATTTAAATAAGGTGTTCTTTGGAGAAGCTATAACGTCTTTTAGAACAATGCTGAAGAGATATTCGTTGTGGAATACTATTCCAAAATTGGATAATATAGAGGTGATTGTTTCGGGGCGTTTTCCATCTTTTCCTTATTTGCGTGGAAGCGTGAGTGGTGCAGTAGATTCAACTCTGACCTCTGAACGGTATAACTATGTGAACACAATATTACTTCATTGGGTTCGTAGTGCATATTCTGGTAGCAGAGGGTCCATTCGATATAAATTAGTACCGCGTGGTCACCAGCATGTTGCTGATAGAATTGACGTGCAACGTGCACCACGAGTTTCGGATGCGCCTGCTTATGAGTTTACTCTGTCGTCTATGGACACATATGGCTCACTCAAATCAGCTAGGCGAGATATGATAACCACCTGGGAACTAGGTTCGAGTGGTAACATGCCCGAAAATGACAAAGTGATGCCTGGTACACGAGGAATGGTTTTGACAACTAACCAGGTAAATGGAGCGTTGGAGTTTGAAATACCATATTACAGTGAATATCGGTTTTCTCCCGGTAAAACTGAGAATTATACGACCAAGCAAGGATTCGATTCTGCTTGGGATTATCGTATTTGGTATAACGGTTCAGGCAATGGTACTGGTTCATCTACTTATGATGTTTTTGTATCAGCGGGTGAAGACTTTCAAACCTACTTCTTTACTGGATTGCCTCGTATGTATTATGAATCCAGTTCACCATTTTAAGCAAAGACTCGCGG